GAATGAATATCGCTGGAGCAACTAAAGCATACAAACAGATGCAGCATGCGGCATTAGCGCAAGCGGTAACGCTTAATGCTCTTCGCGGCTTCAAAGCCGGTGTCCGAGGATTAAAGCAAGCCGGTGGGGTGATAGGCATAGAATGGAAAGAACAGATTCAAGCAGGATATTCGCGATCCGGCGGTGGCGGTAGAATGTACACGCACCCTGTGACTAAACAGAAAGTTATGTCTTCTGCTAGGGGTACGCCTCCTGCCTTGCAGACTGGGATGCTCCGAGACAGTGTTGATTTTAGAGTTAGTAAAGTCCCAAGCAGAGGCGCAGGCGGGAAGTTTCAAAAATCTGGCGCAGTTAATATAAGCATTTGGGCTGATTCTGAATATGCCGCCGCCCATGAATTCGGTTCAGATGAGACTCCAATACGACCGAATTGGCGTCCAGTTGCAGTAGAGATGGCGCGAAATCAAAGGGTCACAGTCGTAACTAGAAGGTATTTTACTCTTCATAGAAATAGAGCAATCGCTATGATGGCTCCAACTATAGAAGTCAATACTTTGAACCGCAGAGCAGCGGCTCTCGGCTCAACGATGGGACTCTAATGGCTACCGTTGCATCTGCATTACGAACAAAAATAGTTGCCGCCGACTTGTCTAATGTGACAACCAAGGTTTTCCGTGACTTCGCTCCAGATTCTACAGCGATGCCGTTTATCACTTTCGATGATGATATATCGAGGGTGGGCGCTTTTTTAGGCGACTCAAAAATTTCGATGAGCACAAGACTTGTACAAGTCAACTTGTTTCAAAAACTTGATGCCGAAGACGTAACTCTTATAGACAGTCTTTTCGCTGCGCTTGATTCAGCGGATTTAACTGGCGCTGATAAAAATATTGTCGGCTGCAGGGTAGACGGGGTTGTAAGGTTTGCAACCATAGATCAAAACTTATGCCATCACGCAGTGACGGTAAGAATAACACAGGCGGCGTAATGGCTTTTACTTCAGTGACAGTGACAGGTACATATAAAAGAAGCGATGGTACTACTGCGGCAGCAGGGACAGTATCTTTTGTCGCTTCCCATGCGATGACTGATTCGACTAACAATCAGGTCGTTGCCCCTACTCGCGTTACAGGGACTTTGAACAGTTCAGGGGTTTTTAGTGTCACTCTTACTGCTACTGACGATACAACTACTACCCCTAGCGGAGTTACTTACGAGGTAACGGAACGGATAACTGACGCAGCAGAGAATAAATACAACATTGCTGTCCCAAAAAATTCACCTTCCGTTGGGGGTACACCAACATTAAATCTTGCTGATGTCACCCCGGTGCACACACCTGTGGCTTCTTACGCTTACGCAACTACTTCGTATGTTGATTCAAAAATTGGCGCTACTGCCTCAACAGTGCCTTTTTCTGCTACTGATGAAATTTCTTCAACAAATGTTCAGGCCGCGATTGAAGAGGTGCGGGCTAATTCAAAATACACCTTTTCACAACAATCCCCAGCGACTACATGGTCGATTACGCATAATTTAGGTTTCCGCCCGAATGTAAGTGTTGTTGATACCAGTGAGAACCAATGCCTTGGTGATGTTACATACACCAGTGATAACGCTCTTACGGTGACCTTCTTACAATCCTTCGGTGGAAAGGCGTATCTTTCATAGTAGGACTTTTATTTTTTATTGGAGAAACCAGTGCCTAAGTATTTAGTAAACGTAGACTTAAACCAGAACCAACTTGTCAAAGCGAGAGTGGAGAATTTATCCTCTGCTCCGGGTTCCCCTGTTGAAGGGCAAATCTATTTCAACACGACAGACAATAACTTGTATGTTCGTGCTGGTAGCGCTTGGGTTGATTTAACTGCTGCAGGAACTGTTACTTCTGTAACAGGAACCTCTCCTATAGTTTCTTCAGGTGGTGCAACTCCAGCAATTTCAATTAGTGCTTCTAGCGGATCAGCAGCAGGGTCGATGTCTTCGGCTCATTACACTCTTGTAAATGCTGCAACTAACGCTAATACAGCGTCAACGATTGTTAAACGAGATGGGTCAGGCAACTTTACCGCTGGGACAATAACAGCGGCCCTGACTGGTAATGCTTCGTCCGCAACTAATGCAGGTCATTTAGAAACATCAGATGGTTCAGGAACCTACGAAGAAGGCGACTACTACTTAGCCCGTGCAAATCACACTGGCTCACAGGCCGCTTCAACTATTTCTGATTTCGATACTGAAGTACGCACAAGCAGACTCGACCAGATGGCAGCCCCAACTGGTTCTGTAAGTGCTAACAGTCAAAAGATAACAAGCCTCGCAGACCCAACAGCAGACACTGACGCAGCGAACAAACGCTATGTTGATGCTGCTCGTTCAGGTCTCGACGTAAAGGCTTCTGTAGTGGTGGCTTCGACAGCGAACCTTTCTGCTTCATATAGCAATGGGTCATCTGGCGTAGGGGCGACTCTTACAAACAGCGGCTCTCAAGCAGCACTTACTCTTGACGGTGTTTCGGTTTCAGCAGACGATCGTGTTCTTATCAAAGACCAATCTAGTGGCGCTCACAACGGTATTTATACAGTAACAACTGTTGGTAACGGTTCAACTAACTGGGTTCTTACCCGTACTACTGACGCAAATGGTTCAGCAAACGGTGTCCTATCTGGCGGATCGTTCGTATTCGTTGAACAAGGTACTGCTGGCGCAGACAGAGGCTTTGTAATAACAACCAACGGAACTGCAACAATAGGAACAACAGCGATCACTTGGACTCAGTTCTCTGAGGCTGGTGAAATGACTGCTGGTTCAGGTCTTACAAAGACTGGAACTACTTTCGCTGTTGGCGCTGGCACTGGCATAACAGTAAACGCTAACGATGTTCAAATAAGCGCTTCTTACACTGGCCAATCTTCGATCACTACTTTAGGAACGATCGCTACTGGTACTTGGGAAGCAACCGACATTGGAGTTGCTTACGGTGGTACTGGCGTATCAACATTTACTTCTAAAGGTATTCTTTACGGTAACGGCGCTAGCGCTGTTCAAGTAACTGCGGCTGGAAGTCAGTACGAAGTTCTTCAAGCCGGTTCTGGTGGAACACCTGAGTTCGGTGCATTAGCACTCGCTCAATCAGATGCTGTCACTGGACAGTTGGCGATAGCAAATGGTGGTACTGGTGCTTCGACTGCGGCTGCAGCAAGAACTGCTCTTTCTGCTACTACAAAAGTCACTGGAACTATCGGAGATGGGTCCGCTACTTCTATAGCGGTTACCCACAGCCTTGGAACTGATGACGTAGTGGTTGAGGTTTATGACGCTTCAAGCAAAGAAACAGTAGTTTGCGATGTCGATAGAACAAGCACAAATGAAGTAACTATTACATTTGCTTCCGCTCCTTCCTCTAATGCGTATAAAGTTGTAGTAATCGGTTAGTAATAGGAGGCCGATTATAGGAAGGCGACGCAATGGCTAAAGACTTTTTATCAGACGTTAACTTTCAGGGCACTGTCACGGTAACAGACACAGATGCCGGTTCTTCAGCAGCCCCAATAATCGAGTTATATAGAAATAGTTCTAGCCCCGCCGATTCAGATTACATCGGCCAACTTAAATTTCAGGGCGAGAACGACAACGATCAGAAAGTTGTCTACGCAAAAATAACAGCAAAAATTGGTGACGCTACAGACACCACTGAAGACGGCATTATTGAGGTAACACACGTAAAGGCTGGCTCAAATAATATTTCTGCAAGGTGGACTTCAGACGCTCTTAAGTTAATTAACGGAACCGGTTTAGAAATCGCTGATGGCTTATTGACACTTGGCAGCACAGCAGTTACTGCAACTGCGGCTGAGTTAAATCTTGTCGATGGGATAACAGCGGGAACAATATCTGCTTCTAAAGCGGTCATCGTTGACAGCAATAAAGACATTACTGGTTTTAGAAACGGCACACTTACCGGCATACTCGATGCAGTTAATTTCAAAGTTAATGGTGCTCAAGGTTCTGATGGACAGGTTTTAACTTCAACAGGAAGCGGAGTAGCGTGGGAAGATTCTGCTGGTGGTGGCGCTAGTGTCACGATTGCTGACAGTGCTCCGGGTAGCCCTTCGGCTGGTAACCTTTGGTTTGAGTCCGATACTGGTAAAACTTTTATTTATTATGGTGATGGTTCTAGTAACCAGTGGGTTGAGGTTGGGGCTTCTTCTGCTGCGGCGGCTGGGGCTACTGGTCAGATTCAGTATGCTTCTTCGGGTGCGTTCGCTTCGTCAGCGAACTTTACTTGGGATGAAAGTGCTGACTCTCTTATCATCGCAGGTGGCGATATGGAGTTACCTGTTGGTCAAGGATTAAAATTTAATCGTAGTGGGACTGCCAGCGACGTTCTGTTCAAAGAAACTGCTTCTAGCACTACTTACGCCACTGCCGACGATGTGGTGCTTCGCAATCCAAACGCCTCAGATATTGTGTTTCAAACAAATGGCTCCAACAGCCGAATGGCGATTTTGTCAGACGGCAAAGTTGGTATCAACAACATCGCTCCTGCTCGCCTACTTCAAGTCACAGAAGGAGATAGCGGTGTAACCCCTAGCGCTTCTCACCATGTTGTTATTGAATCCGATGACGACATGGGCTTACTTATCGCTTCGGGAACAACTAAAAACGGTTATATACGGTTTGGCGATAGTGGCTCTTCATCATCTGGAGGTTTTAATTACGACCACAACGATAACAGTTTGAAAATCAGAGCGAACGGTTCTGACTATCTTCATTTAGGTTCTTCCGGTAAGTTTTATATAAACAATTCGGCAGCGATTACTCCCGGTGCTGGTTGGGACGGGCATTTTACGATTGATGGCCCATCGTATTCAGGCGGTATCGCTTTAGATGATACAGGTATGTGGGTTGGTCATAATTCTGGTTCACGAACACTTATGTTTGCTACAAATGAAACTGAACGTATGCGTATTACTTCTGGCGGAAATGTAATTGCTGGTTTAGAAGGCGCTTCTTATCCCGGGACTGATCCTGCGCTTGCGGGTCAAAGCACATCAATAGCATTAGGTGGATACCGAAACAGTTCAACAACCACTCACGATGTATTTGTTCTTAAAAGCAATGTGGGCAGCACAGGTGCTGTTATCTTCTATGTTGAAGCAGACGGAGATGTTTTCAGCAAAACAGACTCTTATGGGGCGTTTCCTTCAGATAGTAGATTGAAAACAACCGAACCTTGTCGTGACTATTATGAAGATTTACGCAAATTAGAAGTCATCAATTATCAGGTAACAAAAGATATTAAAGATAATGGAGATGGAACAGTAACATTAGAAGATTTAGAAACTCCAAGTAAAAAAATGCTGGGGCTTGTAGCACAAGAAGTTGAAAAACATATATCTGGATTAGTGACTACAAATGAGCACGGGTATAAAGGCATAAGAACAACAGTGCTCATACCTATGTTGCTTCAAATGTGTCAAAAATTGGCAGATAAAGTAGAAGCGCTGGAAGGTGCGTAATGGCTATTAATTTTACTGACAGCCCTTCTGTAAACGACACGGTTACGCAAGGCGATCATACTTGGACTTGGGATGGCACTACTTGGAATTTAACTGTTGCTAGTGCTACTGCTGTCGCTGGTTCTAACACGCAGGTGCAATATAACAGTTCTGGTTCCTTAGCGGGTTCAGCAAACCTTACTTTTGATGGAACTAATTTAACTGTGGCTGGCGAACTTGACGCAGCAACTTTAGACATATCAGGAAATGCCGATATTGACGGAACCACGAATCTTGATGCTGTAGACATTGATGGCGCTGTCCAAATAGATAACACAGTTACTGTCGGAGTAGATGACACTGGGCATGATGTCAAGTTCTTTGGTGCTACTTCTGGTAAGTACATGTTGTGGGATGAAA